AGTTTTATGGCATCGTACTGGATAGGTTTTAATTCTATCTCACCCTCTTCAGGTAATTCTTCATCAGCCTTATATTCTTTACCACCACATAAGTAGGTTATGTACTTTTTTGCATTGGTAGGCCTGATTTCACGGTATTCGTGCGTTTTTGTACCGGCCAAAATCTCATCGAAATACTTTTGCTTAATACTAAGCGTTAGAATGTTCATAATCGTGTCTTTTAAATTAATAATTAAGTAGTTGCGGGTAACGGATTCGAACCGCTGACCTTCACCAAGTCAAAGTGACGAGCTGCCCACTGCTCTAACCCGCGATAGTACTTCAAAGGTACTATGTAAACCAAAGATAATGAAAAATCTTCAACTTATAAAACCAACAATAGATGAAATGTTGGTTATTTCTTGCTCTGTAACCACTTATCCCTTTTCTCTCTACACGCCTCTAAGGTAGGCGCACAACAAGCAAAGAGTTCACCACTTTCAGTACGGTAGTCGTACTGGTACATTCTCACTCTCTTACCTCTCAATTTGGTAGTGTAGGTAGTGTAATTCTCTTTACCGGGTTGGCATACGCTGCAACCGTTTTTGTTTATTGAGTTCATAATTAAATCCCCATTTTACTAATTATTTTCTGACTGATTTTTTCTGCAACCATAGTTTTCAGCTCTTCAATATCAAGAAGGGACACAATGGTATTTGCATCAAATTCTTTGGCTACATTCTTGGCAACTGCTCTAACAAATGTGCCGTCTTGTATTGATTTGCTTACGCTTTTGCCTATTCTTCTTGTTACTTCTGCATTTACTATCTGCTCAATATTGAGGCTTTTTACAGCATTACTGACAGCCTTAGACATTGCATTATTCAATGCCACACTGTCTACATCAAGTTCTAACGTACAATTACCTTTCATTTATAATCTATATTTTTAATGTTTCACATTCAATCTTTCTTTACTCGTATCAAAAATCACAAGCATGAGTATATCTCTTTTTTAGGCTCTCTAAGGATTTTTCTGTAACAAGATAGCCATTGCCACCAATACGCTTGATAGAGCGTGTCTCTTTGAGGATAATAGGCTTATTAAAGATGATTTCATACCTGTTGCCGCAACTCGTTATCAGAAAATCAACGCTACGTTTATATTTGTCCAGTTCTGTTGCTTTGTATTCACCTTTAGGGATGAAATTGGGATTAGGTACTAAGTATCCTTCTGTTACTAATTCGCCTTTTGAATCATACTTTCTCATTGCTGTGTGTATTGTGGTAGTCCGAAGGCTACCGGATTAAACTTAGAACTTCTCAATTTTGAGATTATCGTTGATAATAAATCTACGACCGCACTCGCAAATAATATGGGTTTCTGTAATTCTTTTGATTACCCTTACTACATCTTCATGTATTATACATGGTGTACCATCTGCATAGTGTCCGTTAGATAAATCACCTGACACTCTGTATCTCAAACCAATTTCTATTTCTTTTGTATTCATAATCTTCTATATTGCGCAGGGCTTTCGCCCTGCTGGTTAAACTTAGTTTATTTTGTAATAAGGTTGC